GTTGCTAATGCTCAACATATCGTAGAAAAAGGCGATACTATGTTTAAGATTGCAATACAACACCAAATGGAATTAGATGATTTAATTAAGTTGAACCCACAACATATAAATCCTAATCTAATACATATTGGGGATTTTATTATTACTAGGGACGGAACAAAAGCAACACAAATAGTCGAATATGCTAGAAGCTTGCAGGATCTAACAACATACGTTTATGGTGGACAAGAAGCACCATTTAAAACAGATTGTAGCGGGTGGGTGCAAGCGATCTATAAAAAATTCGGTATCTATTTACCACGGGTAAGCCGTGATCAAGCTAAAATAGGAACCCCCGTTAAATTTGCCGATATGAAAATGGGCGATTTAATGTATTTTAGCACTAGAGCCGATAAAGTAGTTACTCATGTAGGAATCAATATGGGCGATAATTTTTGGATCAGCAATCTAAGTACAAAACAGGACGTAGAGATCCTATCAAATTGGGGAGCATGGACACAAAAATATTTTTTATTTGCCAAACGTGTAATTTAACAAATTTTCGTCTATAATGCTAAAGTATTTTCGTGGTGGGAAATACGGTCTGGATCTAATAGAAGTAATAAACAGTATACGTCAATAATGCCAAAAAGAGCCTTCCCTTAATTGGGTTGGCTCTTTTTGTTATGGAATCGGGATCATGCATGTTCAAATTTAAACGTAGGGGGATAAATTGGAACTACCTTCATTGTTACCAAAATTTATATTTCGCAAACACTTGCCAAGGGCGTACAAAGATGATAATATACATACATAGGGTAAACAAAAACAAACAACTTGGAGGTTTTGCAAATGACAAACGCAATTTATGAAATGGTGACAAATAAGATTATCGAGAAATTAGAGCAGGGAATTATCCCTTGGAGAAAGCCTTGGACAGGACAAGCCATAGCGGTTAACTGGAAGACTCAAAAAGCATATAGAGGGATCAATACATTATTGTTAGATGCAGGGGAATACGCAACATTCAAACAGATAACAGAAGCGGGGGGCAAAGTTAAGAAGGGTGCAAAAAGCGAAATCGTTGTTTTCTGGAAGTTCTTAGAGAAAGAAAATGAAGAAGGCGAAAAAGAAAATATACCAATGCTTAGATATTACCGTGTTTTTAACATCGAAACGCAAGTTGAAGGGCTTAAAAGCAAGCGGGGCGACGTTTCAACATACGAGCATAACCCAATTGAGCAATGCGAAAACGTAATAAAGGGCTACATGGGTAAGCCAGACTTTTCATTTAAAAACGATGGGGCTTATTACACGCCCTTAACTGATAAAGTGAACATGCCAAGAATCAAGCACTTTCCAAAGGTCGAGGAATACTATTCTACATTCTTTCATGAGTTGATCCATTCGACAGGGCATGAAACAAGATTAAAGCGTGAAGGGGTAACAGGAACAACATACTTTGGAAGTGAAACTTATAGCAAAGAGGAATTGATTGCCGAACTTGGAGCGCAAATGCTTTGTTCAATCGCAGGAATTAACAACGAACCTGTTATTGACAATAGCGCAAGTTATATAGGATCATGGTTAAGGAAATTAAAAGACGATAGAACCCTACTTGTAAAAGCGGGGGGTCAAGCACAAAAAGCGGTAGATCATATTTTAGGTGTAACATGGGAGGCATAAAGCCTCCTTTGGAAATATTTAGCCATTGTGTAAAGTGTATGCCCTTGGTATTATAGGGACATCAAAACAAACAAAAAACAACTTTAAGGGAGAGAATGACAATATGAGTAACTTATTAGCAAAGCAAGGAATGACAGGGGAACAATTAGTAATGGTACAAAGTGAAGTAAGCAAAAAAGAAAAATCTAAAAACATGGCTTATGTATTATGGTTTTTCTTTGGTGGTCTTGGTGGACATAGGTTTTACATGGGGAATACGGGGTATGCAATCGGAATGTTATTAACGCTTGGCGGTCTTGGAATATGGACATTAATCGATGTATTTTTAATCGGTAAAGAAATAGACAAGCAAAACGAGCGAGCGGAAATGGAAGCAATCGCACTTGTAAAAGCTATGAACACAAACAAAAACCAAGCCTAACCGAGCTTGGTTTTCTTATTAGGAGATGACATAACATAGCTATTACAACAATTCAACCCAACGCCTTTATCTTAACCGTGAAGGGGTGAAAACATGCAGGATCATAAATATAAGACCAAAGAGCTAAAGGCAAAAAAGAAAGAAAATAAAGAGGACAAAACAGGACAAAAAGAGGACAAAGCGAAATAATGCTTGTCTTTTTTTATTTACCATATTTTATATATACCAAAGGCGTACAAAATATGCTATAATTATTTTTGTAAGAGAGATTAAAACAACTTGGAGGAATACAAATGACAAACGAAAAGCAATTAGAGGATTATATCAACTTTTTAACTCATGAATGGATCGAAAAAGGGTTCAAAGATGATAAGCTAGAAATTAGAATAGAAGAAGCAAAAAAAATCTTAAAAATGCTTGAAGAAAAAGGGGCTTAAAAATGGCAACAAATAAAGAGGATTTAAAATTAGAATTAACTAATAACCAAAGTTTATTATTATTACAAATTTTAGATAGAATTGAAAATTTGCAAAAGGATGTAAATGAAATCAAAAAAGATGTAAAGGAAATTAAAATCGATTTAAATTACATTAGCGGTCATATGCAAACAGACATAAAAGAAATAAGAGGCTATTTTCAAAATTTACAAAATGAAATAAGGGGCGAAAAGAATGACAAATGAAGTAGATGTAAATACATTGTTAGGATCAATTTTAAATAAGCTTGATAATCTAACAGAAGGACAAAACAGACTAGAAAGAGGGCAAGCAACAACAAACGAAAGATTAGATAAAATCGAAATGAGATTAGATAAGATCGAAAACAAAATTGGCGGTATTGCACAAACTTATGAAGTACATGAAACGCTATTAGGTGAGACAATTATAGACATTAGATTGCTAAAAAAAATCGTATTAAATCAATGAGCCTATAACGGCTCTTTTTTTGTTCTAAGACAAATTAGGGCGTTCATATTTTAGAAAGTACCTACCAAGGGGAGGGTTACATTTATGTCAACGTGGGTGGAACGTTTAGAGATTATGGAGGAATTAAGAAGATCCAGACAAGGGCACTTAGTAAGAAGACAATCAAATGAGCATGAAAGGCATTTGCGGGAAAGTGGAGGCATTGGTGGTTTTGGTAGCTTGGAGAGCGTTTTTTATCCCGACCCTTACACGGATAGACTTTTAGATTTTAATGAACATTTAAAACAACACTATAAAGAGCGCAAAAGGACATAATAAAAACCAAGGGAACCCCTGCCCTTGGTTTTTTTACAGAAATTAAAATGGAGGTGTCTCTCATGACAGACGGTCAAAAGCCCTTGGAGATATTAGCAAAAGACTTAAAGAAAAAAAGTGAAATTAAAAATAATCCTTTTAGTAAGTTACCAAATGAGTCTATTAAGGAAGCACTCAAATTATTATATGAAGTAAGTGAAGAATTTGACACTAAATTGGACGAGCGTTAATTTTGCGGTGCTCAATTAATCTTCTTGCATGTAATTTTAAAAACTCAATTTCTTCTTTTTCCAATACAACACCCTCAACAACAACATTTGTTGCATTGTCTAAGTGGTCAAATAATTCTTCACTTGGTCGGGACATTTCTTCTGAAAATCCGAAAATATAATCAACGTTAACATTATAGATCCGACAAAGATTATATAAAATGTGGATTGATGGATAACGATGGTTTTTATTCGTTTCGGGTGCTTCATATCCTTGTATAGTTGATCTTATGGCTTTAATGCCTAAATTTTCGACTTTTCCTAATTCCGTTTCAACTTCTGATAATGATAATCCACTTCTTTTACGAGCCTCTTTTAAACGGTCGCTTACAGTTAATCCGTATTTTTTACGTTTCATTTCCTTTGGGAAACCAGACTCATAATATTTGTTTTTATCTAATTCTTTTACAAACACGTCTTCATTTTTCAATGCGCTTTGTGCCATAGGTTGTTTTTCCTCCTTTAGTGGTCTATTACCCTTATCCATTCGGGCAAACACCTACTTTCTTATATATTAATAGAATTATATGTTTTGGACAAGTTGCCAATTTCAACCATGTACGCCTATGGACTTGAAAGGTACGCCAACGGGTGGTATAATTACTTTATAAATCACCCAAGGTAACACAATATTTTAATGGAGGTTGTACTCATGGAAAAAATTATAGATAACACAGTTTTAGACCGTAAAGGAAATCCGTTACACCGTCGAGAATGGTTGAAAGCAATTAGAAAGAAAAAAGGTTATTCAGTAAGAGAAATCGCACCGTTAATTGGTTGCAGTTGGACACATTATAGCGATATCGAAAACGGACGACGCAACCCAAGTTTAGACCTAGCAATTAAAATTGCAAAGACATACGGCTTTAAAGTAGAAAAATTCATTTCGGCATAAAGGAGCAACGACAATGAAAAAGATTATTGATAAACGCAAAATGACCGAACAAGATTGGCAAACATATAGAACTAAGCAAACTCAACGCCTTGTAATTGGCGGGTCAGAAGTTGCAACGGTTCTTGGTGTTCAACCTAATTATGCAAAGGCACCTTTTATATTATGGCTTGAAAAGACAGGACAAAAAGAGCCAGAGCAACCCGATAACGATTTTATTAAGTGGGGTAATATCCTAGAACCCGTGGTAAGAAAACAATTTGCAATTGAAACTGGTTTTAAAGTATACCAAAACAATTTTGTATTAGAGCACGACGAACACCCATTCATGATTGCAAACATTGACGGGGAAGTTCAAGACCCGAGCCAAAAGGGGCGAGGTGTATTAGAGATCAAAACCACTAGTGAATGGAATAACAAAGAGTGGGAAGGCGAGAAAGTACCAATTGCTTATATGGCACAAATTCAACATTATTTAGCCGTTACGGGTTATCAATATGCTTACATTGTCGTATTGATCGGTGGCAATAAATTACGATGGTGGTTTATTGATCGTGACGAAGAAATCATAAATAGTATTATCCAAGCGGAAATAGATTTTTTAGACAAAGTGAAAAACGAAATACCCCCAACAATTGGAGGAACCGAAGGAGAAAGCCAATATATAGCGGGTCTTTATCCAGATTCCATTGAGGAAGAAATGAGCATACCGCAACAAATAGAAGACCTAGCAAACGAATATAACGAACTGGACGAACTTGTAAAAGCGTCGAAAAAACGAATGGAATCGATCAAGAACCAAATTAAGCTAGAGGGCAAAGAGTTCAAAACGCTAAAGGGTAAACAATACCAAATTTATATGCCTCAAATAAACAAAACGCTATTTGATCAGAAACGATTTTCAGAAGAACAACCAGAATTGCATAGAAAATATAAAACGAAAATTAGCTCATATAGAGACTTTAAAATAAAAGCAATTGGAGGCAATTAATTATGACGAAGACGGCAAGCACGGACGGTTTAAAAAACGCAATGAACCAAGCCCAAGAAAAAGCAGGACAAAATTTAGCCGAATTAAGCCCGTACAGACGGGCAGAGGCTTATTTAAACAAAATGAAGCCCCAAATATTACAGGCGTTGCCAAAGTCGAAAGGGATGGACGTAGAGCGTCTAAACCGTATTACATTAACAACGATCAAAACGAACCCGAAATTATTAGAGTGCTCAATAGAATCTTTGTTAGGATCGGTACTACAAAGCGCACAACTTGGATTAGAGCCGAATTTATTAGGATCATGTTACTTTATCCCATATAAAGGACAAGTGTCTTTTCAAATTGGTTATCGAGGCTTAATTGATCTTGCAACCAGAAAAGGTGAAGTATTAACGATTGTTGCCAAAGAAGTCAGAGCGGGTGACACGTTCCATTACGAATACGGGAAAAACGAGGATCTTAAACATATTCCTGCACCTCATGACCAAAGGGGAGAAATTACGCATGTTTATGCTTATGCTCACTTGAAAAATGGAGCTTTTACATTTGATGTAATGCATGTTTCCGAGATTGAAAAAGTAAGAAATGAACATAGCCAAGCCTATAAATTTGATTCTAAGGGGTCAATATGGGTTAAGCATTATGAAGCAATGGCAAAAAAGACCGTGATTAAACGACTAGTGAAATACTTACCAATTAGCGTTGAAACGCAAAATTCTATAGCTCATGATGAAACGATACGCAAGGATATAACAAGCGAAGCGACACATTACGACCCATTGAGCGAGGAAGAAATACCACTAGAAAATATAAATATCATTGAAACAAATTAATTTTTTTAGGCAACAATACAAGCAAGGCTCAAAGAGTCTTGTTTTTTTTACATTCAACTAGGAGGTTTTTTGCAAATGGAAAGAGATTTTAAAGGGGTATGGATTCCTAAAGAGATTTACTTGCATGAGGAATTAAATTGGACAGAAAAAATTTTGTTAGTTGAAATTGACAGTTTAGCGAAAAATGGTGAGTGTTTTGCAACAAATGCACATTTTGCAAAGCATTTAAAAATAAGTCAAGATCGAGTATCGAAAATGATTACAAAGTTAAAAAGGCAAGGGCTTATTAAAGTTGAAATGAGATATAAAGAAAAATCAAAGCAAATTGATAAAAGAATTATCATTCCTTTTCCTATAGGCGAAAACACCGATACCCCTAGGCAAAAAAACCTAGACCCCCTAGGCGAAAACACCGATACCCCCATAGGCGAGAAAACCTATACCCCCATAGGCGAAAACACCGAGGGTAATAATACAGTTATTAATAATTCATCTTTTAATAATTCAATTAATAATCCAAATAAGAATAAAAAGAATACGGTCAAAGGGTTTGACCTAGAATTTGAAACCCTTTGGAAACGATATCCGAATAAGCAAAAAAAGAAACAAGCCAAGCAATCATTTTTAAGAGCCAGGAAAAATAATGTGAGTTTAGAAACAATCGAAAGTGGATTAAATGATTATATAAATTACATTCATGCTCAAAGGATCGACCCCCAATATATTAAACACGGTTCAACATGGTTCAATGGTGAATGTTGGAATGATGAATATAACATTATCCATTTCAAGCAACAACGAAAGGGTTTTTTAGGCTTATTGGACGAGCAGGAGGAAAGAGGGACTATAATTGATTACCCAAGGAGAGATAACCAAGATTTTAGCGTTGTTCCAAACATGCTACCCGAATCATTACAAGACCTTTGAGAATGACAAGGATAGTTTAAAAAGTGCGGTCAAAATGTGGCATATCGCTATGAAAGATCATGATTTTAAAGTGGTCTTATTAGCTAGTGAAAAATATATTTTGACCAACAAATTTCCCCCGACGATTGCAGACATTCGGGAAGAAGTAACCAAGATCATACACCCGACAATAGACGACGGGGAACAAAAGTGGCTAGAGGTTTTAGAGGCAGTTAAAAAATATGGATCGTACAATGAGCCAGAAGCATTAAGGAGCCTTGACGAAGTGACCAGACAAGCCGTTAAGACAATTGGTTATAGAACTATTTGTGTGTCTGAAAAAATAGGGGTGGAGCGGGCGCATTTTTTCAAAGTGTATAACTCTATAACAAAAAGAGAACATGATCAAAACATTATTCCTCAAAGGATTGTTGATCAAGTTATGAGCTTACAAAATAGTACGCCTAAACAGATTGAAGAATAAATAATTTGTCAATCCTTCTAATGTGGAGGGTTGACAATGTTCAAGTGTGACAAATGCAAAGACACGGGCACGGTTATTTTTGAAAAAGAAGCACCAAGCCCACCATACAAAAAAGGATCAACATTAACGCACGGTGTACCGTGCATTTGCAAAGGTAGGGGCTAGATATGTCTAATCAAGGTCAAGAATTTGAAGACCTTATAGAATGGGCTAATGTTCAATATTACGAACGAGAACAAGCGGTAATACAAAAGATACCGACCCCGTGGAAAGTAG